TTACGCCTCATCCAGACAATCACCGATACCTCGCCTGTCACCGTCAAAATCATCGAAATCGGCACGAATCTTGGCAACCTTCAGGATTGCGGACAACACTTCACTAGGAATTACCGGATAGTTGGTTGACGTTTCCGCGATTTCCAGAAAATTATTGGTTGACGAATTCTTATTTTCCCGAAAGTTTCCGGACTGAAGCATGGCGGCGCGGCAGGCGTTCCAGCCTCTCACCTCTGCAATAGCGGCAACAGCATCAACCGCGTACATGCTAAGAGGATTAGGCATTGGTTTTTCTTCCGGTACTACTGGAACGGGGGGAGCGGCGTAGACCTCAATAATTCCATTATCAATAGGCCATTCTCCATCCTTGAGGTAGTCACTTGTGCCGTCAACTTGCTGTTCTGCAATGTGGAATGCACCTATTGGTTTTGCTTCCAGCGATGCCAGAGCAATCCGTGCCAGTTCTTCCGCTTCTTCTGCTGGCAGTACAACGTTGCTACCCGGTCCGTATGTTTCGCGCCACTGCTTGATTGTCAGCAGTCGCTCTTTGGTTATAGTGGTCATTTGTTAATCCTCAAAACTTTATGCCCGGGCGCAAAAGCACGCGTTTTGTCTTTGCTTATTCGCCAGCCATCCTTGCGCGCCTCTTTTGCACAGCCAGCCCATGACGTACCTATATACTCACCGAAGTCTGGCGACTTATATTTGCCATCTGTACACTGGAGGCAATCACAATAGAGATGCATGGTGTAACTTGCAGCGATAGCCATATCACTCTCCTTTAGTGCGCAAGTGGTTTTTCCAGCGGTTTTGCGCCGCGCTGGGCTTTTTGCAAAAACCACAATCCATCATCCCGTAATATTTCATCAACCCCATCCGTCGGTTGCTGAGTCTCACCCACTGCCAGACGCCAGGAGCGTTTCTACGAACTAACAGAATCTTTGCTTTACGGTTTTTCATCTTACAGCGTACCCTTTCTTCCGCCTGTTCTGTGACGCAGTAGGCTTACGCTTTGCGGCAAAAGCCACCTGACCAAATGGATGGAGTACCGCTATCTTATGGTTGCTAATAACCAGCTCCACCACACGCACAGGTCGCTGTAAAAAAAGTCGTTTTGCCTTACGGTTTTTCATCGCTTTGCTCTCCTGCGTCTCTTTGCTGCTCGTCGTGCCGCTGCAATACCGGTATGGCGGCGCTTTGGTGCCGGGATGATGTTGTCAGCCATCAGGACATACGGCTTTGCAATTAGCGCAGAAGCCCAAAAACGAGTCGGGTACGGTAACAAGCCGATACATGCCACACGCATTACTCACCTCCTTTGATGCGAATGCCTGCGGCGCGGATTGCATCGATGACTTCAGAAACTTTGTATGCCATTACCGTTTGGTAATCATCGTGAAAATCTGTTCGATGAAGCATGCTGCTACGTTCCGGGAGCGATATTTCCCGAGCATCCAGTTCCTTAACGCGTTCCTCCAGTTCGTAGACCCTGCATTGTTCTCTATCATCAATCAGATATAACCCAAGACATTCGCTTTCTACCCAACCGCCAAAATCATGATCGTAACGCTCACATGAAAACTCACCGTCACCGTCCTTTGTTGGAATGGTGTAACTATCTAATGGGCCACCATATGTCGGCACATTTCCCAATGTTGGATGCTCAATCCACATGAAAAATGCACGTCCGGTTATTGGGCAAATATCTGGCCGCCATTGGTTACGAACAGCCTTGGTTTCGGATAATTCTTCAGCGTGTTGTTTTACTTCCTCAAGCTCAACTCTCAGCTTCCCTACCGTTAGCGCAATATCCTCGTTCTCCTGGTCGCGGCATTTTATGTATTGCTGGTTTCTTTCCCGTTCATCCAGTAGTGCCAGCACGGTTTCTGGTCCGGTCAGAAATTTGAAGGCGTTGAGCGAATCAATATCCACACCGTAATCCTTAAGTTCCTGTTCAGTTAACAAATCATCATCAGCTGGCAACATTAACAGGCGTTCCATTGCTGGAATTGCATGTTCCGCCGCCTCACGCAGTGCCTGGTAATTAATTTCGCTCACTGGTTGCCTCCTTTGCGAAGCTGGGCAGCAAAGTCACGGATAGTGTCATCAAGGTCTGGGCACAACAGATGGTCAGCAAACATCTCCACGCCCTGCGCCCGTACTTCATCCAGAAAAGCATCGGTGGCTTGGGTTTCGATATCGTTAATTTCAGGAAGAATCTCTTCCCATGTAGCGATATCGCCATTCAAATGCCATCCGGCAATTCCACTGGAGTTATCCGCAACACTCCGAACGGCTTCAATAGTTTCATGCATTGCCGCATTCTCCGCCGCCAGCGCCGCGCACTTGGCCTCCGCTTCAGCAAATTTACGCACCAGATATTCAGCGTTTGTTTCGTTAACCTTTAAATCTCGTGGGATGCATTTACCTTTCAGAAATCCATCCATCTCAATTAGTGACATTTGTTTCATTTCTTCCCACTCCGCCACATCGCATTCAGATATTTGTTTTGATTCACTGATGGAAAAGAATTTCTCTTAAGCAATTCCTCTCTCGATGGCATTGGCTTTACGCGTTGGCGAATAATCATTTCTGCCGGAAGAATGCCGGGATTGTATGCAAGTCCTCTCATGGTAAATTCCTCAGTCATTACTGATAGCGCCATAACGTGATCGGTAATTACGCAGGCGCGGGTCGATATATTCAGGGAAGTGGGTATATGTGGCTTTGCGGAATGGTCGGATTGATGTCTGGTAAATTCGCTCGCGTTCTTCTTTCTCTGCAAGCCATATACAATGGCGAAATTCCTTTTCCTCTTTCGTTTCCTGCGGTAGCGACATTATCCGGTCGTAGTTTTTCCTGAATTTATCCAGCACCTCCGATACGGAATTGCCGGAACAGCGGCGTGGGTCATCCGCACCATACAGAGGCGCTGGCATAATTAAATCCTTATTTTTCTAAATCAGAATGGGATGGAATCGTCGTATACAGGAGTGTTCTGCTGGTTACTACTTTGCTGCTGCGGGCCATTTCCTGAAGCTGCAAATCCAATCTTTGCATTCAGTAATTCAAGAGTGATTGATTGACCATTTTGCCCCTGATAAACATCAACCCTGATGTTTTCTCCGGTAATTTCAACAATGCCACCTTCAACAAGAACACTACGGTAGTAATCCGCTTGCGCTCCCGGCTTGGCAAATACAACGGCGCTGTAGTTTGTCCATTCTTTCTTTTTTGTCTGGCGATCGTAATACTGAACGCCAGCACGGATGTTGAATCCGATATTTTCCCCGGCCTGAAACTCTCTTGCGGGCTTGTTTAGTCTTACAGTAATCGAATGTGCCATTAAGCAGCAGCTCCTTCTAATTCGTCTCGTCTGATGTTGTAAACGTCCTGCGCTTTGTGCTGCTCCGGTGTGCCTTCGAGCATCTTCCACGCTTTGGCGAACGCCTGTTTAAGCTCTTCTACAGTGTTTTTCTGCATTGCTGCGTCAGTGAATGCTTTTAGAACCTGTTCAGGTGTAGGTGATGGTTTTGATTGCTTTGCTGCTGCGTTCTGCTGATGTTTATGCTCGTCGGTATCTGCATCTTTCGCATCATCAATGCCGAACAAACCATTGAGGCAATACTTGCGTGCATAAGAGCTTGTAGCTCCCGTAACTTGTGCAGAATCCATTCCTTTCTTGCTTTCTTCCTCTCGTGCAAGAGCGGTTGCCGTATGACTGTTTTCGCCATCAGTAATAGTTGCCGTGGCTTTCACGTAATACCGATCACCAATCAACACAACTTCATCACTGATTGATAAAAACAGGCCATTCAGTAACGGCTTAACGCCTTCAAGAATGTCTTCGCAGCTTCTGTATTTATATTTACCGAATGAGTTGTACTGATTCTTTGGCGCGTTCAGATTCTCCTGAATAGCTGCCAGTCTTGCGTAAAATTCTTTGCTCATATGATTGTTCTCAGAATGGACACGGCCCAAGGAAATAACGCTGATTTAATACTTCAGTCTTTGCCGCATTTAAAAATACGCGAACACCTTCACGATCTCCCTTCTGGCGATACATTAACGCCTGCTGCGTGTACATGCGTCTCTGTAACTTGCTCTCCTTCACTGTGGTTGCAAGTGACATGAATATCTCCTTCGTTACCGATTAAATCTTTCATCTGACGAATGAATTCTTCGTCTGACCAGTTATCCGTAAAACTCATGGACGGCCTTGTTGTTTCAAAATATCCCAAAGCTTTTCGAGCAAGCTTTTCATTCTTGGTTGTTTAAAGTCTGCTCCGGTTAAAATGTTTTTTCGTGAATGCTGTACCGATAAAATCGGGTTGAAAGGGCGAACCGATGCCGCCCCTGCAATAGCGAACTGTTGCATAGGATGCTCCTTCTGTTTGATTGCATAACGAAAACGCCTCGAGTGAAGCGTTATTGGTATGCATATAAAAAAGCCCTCACACTGGAGGGCAAAGAAGATTTCCAATAATCAGAACAAGTCGGCTCCTGTTTAGTTACGAGCGACATTGCTCCGTGTATTCACTCGTTGGAATGAATACACAGTGCTTATTCGTACTAATAAAACACCCAGTTTTCTGTTTCTTGGTTGTGTCCAAAGTTATATTCAATACCTGGTGTTGATGTATCAATATTCTTCATCCCATCAACAAGAGTTGATACAACAGCCAAATCTTGTTTGATTCTCATCAAATGGTATTTCTTCCGGCGCAATAAACTTTCAATGGCAAGTTTCTTCGTCGGGAATGCAAAAGATCTTTCTGCATTTTTTGCTACTTTCTTAATTGCATATCTATTTCTCCTTTGTTTCCATTCCTGTAACCACTGATTTGGTGCTGGTTTAAAATTAACAATCCAATGCGCAGGAACCAACCATGCATAATGCTCTGTCTGATGAAAAGCTATATATTGAAGTGCGAATATTTTGATTCCATCTTCTTCAACTGTCGCTTGGAATCTCCAGAAAACAGGCATTCCATCATGTTCAGTTTCTGATTCAGGAAAAGGTACGCTCCATGATTTTGTCATATATCACCTCAAATAAGTGGTTTGCTGCCTAATTTCATTTTCTGGCGACCAACACAAGTCACACCCATTTCACTGCGTGGCTTGCGGTAGTAAATACGATTCTGTTTACTCTCGACTTCATCTGCCTTCTTGCAGCGAAGGATTCCGAGTGATGCTGCTTTATCCGCTCTGACGCAACCAGAGAGCTTTAGCGCAATTTTTCGCGCCAGTCGCTGTTCTTGCATCGCCTGTTCACGTTGAGCCTGTCTGCGTGCTCTGCGGCGATTTCTGGCGTTATCGTCAGCCAGATATGTAATGACTACTGTCATGTTGACCTCCGATGATTGACTTTGGCGGTGACGCGCCGGGTGCTTATCTTCCGGTTGCCGTCGTGCAGCTGCACTTCACGTCACCCCAAAGCCAATTACTCTTTGGTTCCCGCATTTCGGCGGGACAATCCCATCAATGTTAAAGAGCCTGCCAATCTTTTCCGTTTGGCTTCCAGCTTCCTGCTGATGGCTAAAGAATACTGTAGGTATTTTATTGTGTAAATACCCAAGGTATTTATTTTTGATGAAATAATGATAAGCAAATGAATACAAAGGATATTTATTTTTTCGGTGTCTGCTTGTTCAGTGCTTTTTATGCGGGATATGTGAAGTGGATCCCGATAGCTATTGCTGCCGGGATTATAGGTTAGTCAGCGAAGGTTAAGACGAGAATTACCTTAATGATGTCTGCTACAACAGACACGGCCATAGATAAACCAAAGACGATCCAAGCCACAGTGATGTCTTCACTACCATCGTATAGAGTTCCGTAATCACTGGTGTAAGGCGTAAATGTCGCGCCTTGATACAATAGGTATAAGCTTGATCCATAGAGGATAAATGCAGATATCCCTTGTATTGCTATGATCACCAGAATCATGAAACGAGCTGATCTATGCGCCCAAGCCTGGCTTATTTTTTCTGATAGAGATTTCGCAATAAAAGCATGCGCTAAGCCGTAAATTGTCGAGATTGCCAACATCCCAAAAAAGCTTGCTATAGCGGTTCCAACCATAAGCGCCCCCTTGCGTGATCAAACCAGTCTGAGTTTTGTCTCAATTGCAACGCCTATAATCTTGCAGTTTCCATTGATTGGCACGAGAGGCCATGCAGGATTAAGTCCCTTGAGGTATTTATTTCCGCCGTCGATTATCAGCTTCTTGAATGTTGCTTCGTTAGAGTCAGAAAGTTTTGCTATGACCAAGCTGCCGTTGATCGCCTCCCTTCCGGTATCGAAAAGAACGAATGTTCCCTCTGGAATGCTTAACCCAACCGGTGCCGTCATTGAATCACCTTCCACTTTAAGCCAGAACGCATTACCTTGAATATGCGCGTCAGACTCAAGCCAAACATCTATGTCTTTAATGGTGTATGGTTCGCATGCTTCACACCACGAGCCAGCCTGGATACTGCTTAACACCGGATACCTCTTTCCTGCTCTGTATTCCCCTGCATACCTTACGTTGGCATCGCTCTTAAGGCTTTCTGCCTGTTCTGCAACCTTGGCAGCAATTGACTGGCTAAAATCAGCAATTGAGACTTGCAACAATCGTGCAAAACCAGATGCAACCTCAACGTTTAGCGCATTTCTGCCATTAAGATAATGCCCTACCGCTCCTTGGGTGATACCCAGTTCATCAGCGATTGAGTATTGGGTTATTCCCAATTCTTTCTTTTTTGACTCATACAAAGCCTTAAGCCGCTTAGCGTCTTCCAGCTGTTCTGTCGTCAGTGATTTTTTATTTTCCATAGCTTAATTCTAATAGCTAAGGTACTTAAACTAAAAATACCCTAAGTATTGATTGCTTTGAATACCTGTAGTATTCTTTGTTCATGGTTAATAACGGAGAGTGCATATGATTCGAATGACACTTGCCGATTACGCCAAAATCCATGGACAGGCTAAAGCAGCCAGTGACTTTGGTGTAATCCAGTGCGCTATCAGCAAGGCCATTCTGGCAGGCCGTAACATTATGGTTACGGTAAAGCCTGATGGCAGTGTGATTGGAGAGGAAGTTCGTCCTTTCCCAAGCAACAAGAAAAACAAATAGTAACACCGCTCTTTAACAGTCATGGTCCTCATTCCCGCCGAAATGCGGGAATACAACGCGCATAAGTTGATGCGCATAACTTCTTATTTGTTAAGGAAATACTTACATATGGTTCGTGCAAACAAACGCAACGAGGCTCTAAGAATCGAGAGTGCGTTGCTTAACAAAATCGCAATGCTTGGAACTGAGAAGACAGCGGAAGCTGTGGGCGTTGATAAGTCGCAGATCAGCAGGTGGAAGAGGGACTGGATTCCAAAGTTCTCAATGCTGCTTGCTGTTCTTGAATGGGGTGTTGTCGACGACGACATGGCTCGATTGGCACGACAAGTTGCTTCGATTCTCACCAATAAAAAACGCCCGGCGGCAACCGAGCGTTCTGATCAAATACAAATGGAATTTTAACAACATCCAACGAGGTAATTATATGCGAAACAAAGGCTTTAATCCACCTGATACACACAAAGAAGCTAAGCGTTTGCGCTTCCTTCGTTCCATTGATGAAAGAACTCAAATCTCTTTTGTGAAAGTTGCCAGAACTGAGCTTCTGAAGGCTGAGGCGAGGGCGTTGCTCCCGTCTCTACCAAAAGAGGAGGGATATACGTTCATTCCAAACGCATTTCTGGAAAAGCTTCTCAAAGAAGACATATCCGTAAGTCAGTTTAACGATGTTCTTAAGGTCTTTCGTCAAGGCAGGTAGTTATGAGCAATACAGCAAAAATCTACGATTTCAGCGCCGCACACGAGCGCAGGAGCAACAGGATGGAGAACCAGAAAACTGGTTACATTCCGTTGTACCGGAGCATTCTGAAACAGTCATGGGCGAAAGATGTTTATCTTCGCACCCTGTGGGAAAACCTTCTCCTGAATGCCGCCAGAAAGCCATACAAAGCGAATTTCAAAGGTCATGAATGGCATCTGCAACCCGGTCAACTGGTTGTGACAGCAGCTGATTTAGGTCTTCAGTTATGCGACAGACATGGCAAGCCAGCAAGCCGTGATCAGGTTGAGCGGATGCTTCAGGTTTTTGTGAAAGAGGGGATGATCTCCATTGATGGAGAGAAGCAAAAAGGCCGTGTGATAACCATCACAAATTACCATGAATATGCTCAAAAAATGGACAATTTACCCGCACATGAAGCCGCACAAACAACCGCACATGATGCCGCACATGATGAAGCCAGCAATATCGCGGCTTTCAGCGTACATGCCGCACATGAAAGCGCACATGAAGCCGCACAAACAACCGCACATCATGAACAAGAAGGTATTAACAAGAATATAAATAATACCCCCCTACCCCCCAATGGGGGAGGCGATGGGCAGGTTAAACCTGAACGTCGCAAGGCAGAACGAATCGACTACGAATCCTTCCTGAACGCCTACAACACCGAAGTCGGTGACAGACTGCCACACGCTGTTGCGGTCAACGAGAAACGAAAACGCCGCCTGAAGAAAATCATCCCGCAACTGAAAACGCCAAACGTGGACGGTTTCAGAGCGTATGTCAGGGCGTTTGTGCATCAGGCCAAGCCGTTTTACTTCGGAGACAACGACACGGGCTGGACGGCTGATTTTGATTACCTGCTGAGAGAAGACTCGTTAACGGGAGTTCGGGAAGGGAAGTTTGCAGACAGGGGGATTGCATGAGACAGGATATCGAAGCGAGCGTTATCGGTGGCCTGCTGATTGGTGGATTAACTCCAACCGCCAGTGACGTTCTTGCAACGCTGGAGCCGGAAGCGTTTTCAATTCCGCTCTACCGGAAAGCCTTCGAGGTTATCCGCAAGCAGGCGAGAAACAGAAACCTAATCGATGCGCTGATGGTTGCCGAGGCGTGCGGAGAGGAGCATTTCACGTCAATCCTGATGACCAGCAAAAACTGCCCGAGTGCCGCAAACCTGAAGGGATATGCCGGAATGGTCGCGGATAACTATCACCGCCGTCTGGTGCTGGAAATCATGGATGAAATGCGTGAACCAATTCAGAGCGGAACCATCGACGCATCGAGTCAGGCGATGGATGAACTTGTAAAGCGTCTTTCAGCCATCAGAAAGCCCCGTGACGAGGTTAAACCTGTACGGTTAGGGGAAATCATCACTGACTACACTGACACGCTTGACAGGCGTCTGAGGAACGGAGAAGAGTCAGATACCCTGAAGACCGGAATCGAAGAACTTGATGCCATCACCGGAGGGATGAACGCGGAAGACCTGGTGATAATCGCTGCTCGTCCTGGTATGGGGAAAACCGAACTGGCGCTGAAGATTGCCGAAGGCGTTGCAAGCCGCGTTATTCCTGGTTCTGACGTCAGGCGCGGAGTGTTGATTTTCTCGATGGAAATGAGCGCATTGCAGATTGCAGAGCGAAGCATTGCCAACGCCGGGAGGATGTCGGTTAGCGTACTGCGAAATCCTGCATCGATGGATGACGAAGGCTGGGCGCGTGTTGCTAACGGCATGAGTCAGCTTGCAGATTTGGATGTATGGGTAGTCGATGCCTCGCGGTTATCGGTCGAAGAAATACGCTCAATCGCAGAACGGCATAAACAGGAAAATCCAAACCTGTCACTCATCATGGCGGATTATCTTGGCCTGATTGAGAAGCCGAAAGCAGACCGCAACGACCTCGCAATTGCTCACATCTCCGGAAGCCTGAAGGCGATGGCGAAAGACCTGAAAACGCCTGTTATCTCCCTGAGTCAGCTTTCGCGCGATGTTGAGAAGCGACCAAACAAACGCCCGACAAACGCAGATTTGCGTGATTCTGGAAGCATTGAACAGGACGCAGACTCAATCATCATGCTCTATCGGGAAGCGGTATATGACGAGAACAGTAGCGCCGCACCATTTGCTGAAATCATTGTGACAAAAAACCGTTTTGGCTCACTTGGTACGGTTTACCAGCGGTTCTGCAACGGACACTTTGTTGCATGTGACCAGGATGAAGCCAGACAGATTTGCACAGCATCAAATGCACCTGCTGCGCGTGGCAGACGATATGCACAAGGGGCGGACGTATGACCATCTACATCACTGAGCTAATAACAGGCCTGCTGGTAATCGCAGGCCTTTTTATTTGGGGGAGAGGGAAGTCATGAAAAAACTAACCTTTGAAATTCGATCTCCAGCACATCAGCAAAACGCTATTCACGCAGTACAGCAAATTCTTCCAGACCCAACCAAACCAATCGTAGTAACCATTCAGGAACGCAACCGCAGCTTAGACCAAAACAGGAAGCTATGGGCCTGCTTAGGTGACGTCTCTCGTCAGGTTGAATGGCATGGTCGCTGGCTGGATGCAGAAAGCTGGAAGTGTGTGTTTACCGCAGCATTAAAGCAGCAGGATGTTGTTCCTAACCTTGCCGGGAATGGCTTTGTGGTAATAGGCCAGTCAACCAGCAGGATGCGTGTAAGCGAATTTGCGGAGCTATTAGAGCTTATACAGGCATTCGGTACAGAGCGTGGCGTTAAGTGGTCAGACGAAGCGCGACTGGCTCTGGAGTGGAAAGCGCGATGGGGAGATCGGGCTGCATGACTATCAAATCAAATACGCCAGCACACGACAAGGACTGCTGGCAAACGCCGCTTTGGCTTTTTGATGCACTGGATATTGAGTTTGGATTCTGGCTGGATTCGGCAGCGAGCGACAAAAATGCTCTGTGTGCTCACTGGCTAACTGAGGCCGACGACGCGCTCAATTCTGAGTGGGTAAGCCACGGTGCAATCTGGAATAACCCACCGTACAGCAATATCAGGCCGTGGGTGGATAAAGCCGCTGAGCAGTGCATACAACAGCGACAGACGGTAGTTATGCTTGTGCCAGAGGATATGTCAGTCGGATGGTTCAGCAAGGCTCTGGAGAGTGTCGACGAAGTTCGCATTATCACTGATGGACGGATTAATTTTATCGAACCATCGACAGGGCTGGAGAAGAAGGGAAACAGCAAAGGCTCCATGCTGCTGATTTGGCGACCGTTCATCAGTCCTCGACGGATGTTTACTACCGTATCCAAAGCGGCATTGATGGCGATCGGGCAGGGCGTCAGGAGGGCAGAATGAGACGACAGCGACGAAGCATCACCGACATCATCTGCGAAAACTGCAAATACCTTCCAACGAAACGCTCCAGAAATAAACGCAAGCCAATCCCAAAAGAATCTGACGTAAAAACCTTCAACTACACGGCTCACCTGTGGGATATCCGGTGGCTAAGACATCGTGCGAGGAAATGACAATGGATTATTCACAGTTAAGTGATTTTGAAATTAACGTGGCGGTATTCGAAGCCATTCATAACGGATCACCGGATTACAAAGAAGGTGAGAATGGCGATATGGTGTTTGTCTCATTTGAGGGAGACATTGTAAACGGAGACGCAGTTGAAGTAGAAGTTGAGCGCGGATCCTTTAACCCATGCGCAAACCCAGCAGACGCATGGCCGATTATTGAAAAATACAGGATTAGCATTATCAATCTCGATGAAGATGAGTGGGGTGCACGCGGTGTGGCCTACTGTAAATCTAAGCGAGCTATACATGAAAATCCCCTCCGAGCCGCCATGATTGTCTTTCTCATGATGCAGAGAATCCAATAATGCTTAGCCCATCCCAATCCATTCAATACCAGAAAGAAAGCGTCGAGCGGGCTTTAACGTGCGCTAACTGCGGTCAGAAGCTGCATCTGCCGGAAGTTCACGTGTGTGAGCACTGCTGCGCAGAACTGATGAGCGATCCGAATAGCTCAATGTACGAGGAAGAAGACGATGGCTAAACCAGCGCGAAGACGATGTAAAAACGAAGAATGTCGGGAATGGTTTCACCCTGCATTCGCTAATCAGTGGTGGTGCTCTCCAGAGTGTGGAACAAAGATAGCACTCGAACGACGAAGCAAAGAACGCGAAAAAGCGGAAAAAGCAGCAGAGAAGAAACGACGACGAGAGGAGCAGAAACAGAAAGATAAACTGAAGATTCGAAAACTCGCCTTAAAGCCCCGCAGTTACTGGATTAAACAAGCCCAGCAAGCCGTAAACGCCTTCATCAGAGAAAGAGACCGCGACTTACCATGTATCTCGTGCGGAACGCTCACGTCTGCTCAGTGGGATGCCGGGCATTACCGGACAACTGCTGCGGCACCTCAACTCCGATTTGATGAACGCAATATTCACAAGCAATGCGTGGTGTGCAACCAGCACAAAAGCGGAAATCTTGTTCCGTATCGCGTCGAACTGATTAACCGAATCGGGCAGGAAGCAGTAGACGAAATCGAATCAAACCATAACCGCCATCGCTGGACTATCGAAGAGTGCAAGGCGATCAAGGCAGAGTACCAACAGAAACTCAAAGACCTGCGAAATAGCAGAAGTGAGGCCGCATGACGTTCTCAGTAAAAACCATTCCAGACATGCTCGTTGAAGCATACGGAAACCAGACAGAAGTAGCTCGCAGACTGAAATGTAGTCGCGGTACGGTCAGAAAATACGTTGATGATAAAGACGGGAAAATGCACGCCATCGTCAACGACGTTCTCATGGTTCATCGCGGATGGAGTGAAAGAGATGCGCTATTACGAAAAAATTGATGGCAGCAAATACCGAAATATTTGGGTAGTTGGCGATCTGCACGGATGCTACACGAACCTGATGAACAAACTGGATACGATTGGATTCGACAACAAAAAAGACCTGCTTATCTCGGTGGGCGATTTGGTTGATCGTGGTGCAGAGAACGTTGAATGCCTGGAATTAATCACATTCCCCTGGTTCAGAGCTGTACGTGGAAACCATGAGCAAATGATGATTGATGGCTTATCAGAGCGCGGAAACGTCAATCACTGGCTGCTTAATGGCGGTAGTTGGTTCTTTAATCTCGATTACGACAAAGAAACTCTGGCTAAAGCTCTTGCCCATAAAGCAGAAGAACTTCCGTTAATCATCGAACTGGTGAGCAAAGATAAAAAATATGTCATCTGCCACGCCGATTATCCTTGTGACGAATACGAGTTTGGAAAGCCAGTTGATCATCAGCAGGTAATCTGGAACCGCGAACGAATCAGCAACTCACAAGACGGGATCGTGAAAGAAATCAAAGGCGCGGACACGTTCATCTTTGGTCATACGCCAGCAGTGAAACCACTCAAGTTTGCCAACCAGATGTATATCGATACCGGCGCAGTGTTCTGCGGAAACCTCACATTGATTCAGGTACAGGGAGAAGGCGCATGAGACTCGAAAGCGTAGCTAAATTTCATTCGCCAAAAAGCCCGATGATGAGCGACTCACCACGGGCTACGGCTTCTGACTCTCTTTCCGGTACTGATGTGATGGCTGCTATGGGGATGGCGCAATCACAAGCCGGATTCGGAATGGCTGCATTCTGCGGTAAGCATGAACTCAGCCAGAACGACAAACAAAAGGCTATCAACTATCTGATGCAATTTGCACACAAGGTATCGGGGAAATACCGTGGTGTGGCAAAGCTTGAAGGAAATACTAGGGCAAAGGTACTGCAAGTGCTCGCAACATTCGCTTATGCGGATTATTGCCGTAGTGCCGCGACGCCGGGGGCAAGATGCAGAGATTGCCACGGTACAGGCCGCGCGGTTGATATAGCAAAAACAGAGCAGTGGGGGAGAGTTGTTGAGAAAGAGTGCGGAAGATGCAAAGGTGTCGGCTATTCAAGGATGCCAGCAAGCGCCGCATATCGCGCTGTAACGATGCTAATCCCAAACCTTACTCAACCCACCTGGTCGCGCACTGTTAAGCCGCTGTATGACGCTCTGGTGGTGCAATGCCACAAGGAAGAGTCAATCGCAGACAATATCTTGAATGCGGTCACACGTTAGCAGCATGATTGCCACGGATGGCAACATATTAACGGCATGATATTGACTTTTTGAATAAAGTTGGGTAAATTTGACCCAACGATGGGTTAATTCGCTCGTTGTGGTAGTGAGATAAAAAGAGGCGGCGCTTACTACCGATTCCGCCTAGTTGGTCACTTCGACGTATCGTCTGGAACTCCAACCATCGCAGGCTGAGAGGTCTGCAAAATGCAATCCCGAAACAGTTCGCAGGTAATAGTTAGAGCCTGCATAACGGTTTCGGGATTTTTTATATCTGTGCAACAGGTAAGAGCATTCTCCCTTATGGGGCTTGGCTTAAATGCACCGAGTGCTCTTATCGTTGTGCTGAATTAAGCGAATGCCGGAAGCAGAACCGGATCACCAAATGCGTACAGGCGTCATCGCCGCCCAGCAACAGCACAACCTAAACTGAGCCGTAGCCACTGGCTATCCTGAATTCATCAGTGATAGTTACGCTGCGGCCTTCTACACATGACCTTCGTGAAAGCGGGTGGCAGGAGGTTGCGCTAACAACCTCATGCCGTTTTGCCCGTGCATATCGGTCACGAACAAATCTGATTACTAAACACAGTAGCCTGGATTTGTTCTATCAGTAACCGACCTTATTCCTAATTAAATAGAGCAAATCCCCTTATTGGGGGTAAGACATGAAGATGCCAGAAAAACATGACCTGTTAGCCGCCATTCTCGCGGCAAAGGAACAAGGCATCGGGGCAATCCTTGCGTTTGCAATGGCGTACCTTCGCGGCAGATATAATGGCGGTGCGTTTACAAAAACAGTAATCGACGCAACGATGTGCGCCATTATCGCCTGGTTCATTCGTGACCTTCTCGACTTCGCCGGACTAAGTAGCAATCTCGCTTATATAACGAGCGTGTTCATCGGCTACATCGGTACTGACTCGATTGGTTCGCTTATCAAACGCTTCGCTGCTAAAAAAGCCGGAGTAGAAGATGGTGGAAATCAATAATCAACGTAAGGCGTTCCTCGATATGCTGGCGTGGTCAGAGGGGACTGATAACGGACGTCAGAAAACCAGAAATCATGGTTATGACGTCATTGTAGGCGGAGAGCTATTCACTGATTACTCAGATCACCCTCGCAAACTTGTCACGCTAAACCCCAAACTCAAATCAACAGCTGCAGGCCGTTACCAGCTTCTTTCCCGTTGGTGGGATGCCTATCGTAAGCAGCTTGGCCTGAAAGATTTCTCTCCGAAAAGCCAGGACGCTGTGGCACTGCAACAGATTAAAGAGCGTGGCGCTTTACCGATGATTGATCGCGGTGATATCCGTCAGGCTATCGACCGTTGCAGCAATATCTGGGCTTCACTGCCGGGCGCTGGTTATGGTCAGTTCGAGCATAAGGCTGACAACCTGATTGCAAAATTCAAAGAAGCAGGCGGAACGGTCAGAGAGATTGAGGTATGAGCAGAGTAACCGCGATTATCTCCGCTCTGGTTATCTGCATCATCGTCTGCCTGTCATGGGCTGTTAATCATTACCGTGATAACGCCATGACCTACAAAGAGCAGCGCGATAAAGCCACATCCATCATCGCTGATATGCAGAAGCGTCAACGTGATGTAGCTGAACTCGATGCCAGATACACAAAGGAGCTTGCTGATGCTAACGCGACTATCGAAAGTCTCCGTGCTGATGTTTCTGCTGGTCGTAAGCGCCTGCAAGTCGCCGCCACCTGTGCAAAGTCAACGACCGGAGCCAGCAGCATGGGCGATGGAGAAAGCCCAAGACTTACAGCAGATGCTGAACTCAATTATTACCGTCTCCGAAGTGGAATAGACAGGATAACCGCGCAGGTTAACTACCTGCAGGAGTACATCAGGACGCAATGCCTTCGATGATAGCGATAATTTTACTCATCATCCTTCACATCTGGCTCTGTAGACAGGGTGGTGATCACTTCTGGAGTGAATCCAGATTAAACATCTCATTGCTGATGCTTGATATTGAGCATCTGGCGCGCGGTAAGGGTCTGCGTTGAGATAAGAGCCAGTCATTACAAATACCAGGATTTAGCCTCGCATTTGCGGGGCTTTTTTACATCTGCAGTAAACCGCGCATCGCAGCGCGTAACAATCCCGAGTCTTTCAGAAAGCTGAGCCTGAGAATTGCCGTATATGGTGGCGACCATCTCGGGGACGGCTTTTCTGTGCGAACAGGCTCATCTTTCTAAAAGGTAAAGACGCAATGAACTACCCAACCGTTGTTAACGATATAGATTTCAGAGACCTAATTTTTGTAGCAAACAACGATCCGGTTACAGATTCTTTTATGGTGGCAAAAGCATTTGGAAAGCTGCCGAAGAACGTAGTCCGTGACATTGAGCGAACCATAGAAGCTTGCCCTCCTGAGTTTGATACAAAGCTCAACTTTGAGCTTTGCTATAAAAACAATGAGTTACAGAATGGTAAGCCGCAAAAATTCTACCGTCTCCGCAAGGATGGGTTGATGCTTTTGGTTATGTCCTACACCAAAAAAGAAGCAATGCGTATCAAAATTGCTTACATCAACGCATTTAACTGGATGTACGCCATGCTTCAGGTTGGTCATCGTCAATTTGAAGAAGAGAGAAATGCCGTAATGCTGGAGTACATGAAAGAGAAGGATGTTGCCAGCATGTCAGGTCGCCTGCTCAATCGCTGGGGAAAAATTAAGAAGCCTCAGCTACTGGCGAGAATTGAACGCCTTGAACAGCACGGGCAAACCGTAATCCCCGGACTCACTAATTAACAGCAGTACCACGAAACAACCCAAGCCAGTAAGTGGGGAAATAACACTGGCAGCCACTGAAAGATGAACCTCCTGCCTGATGGCAAAAAAGATTCTTTGTGGTGGCGGACTGATGGAAAGACATCGGTTATTGCAGAGGCCATTCAATGAGTGGTCTCGATAATGGCTTATACCCTACACGGGATAACTTAACTGATATCCCTTTTAACGGATAAACGGCAAACTGGTCATGAACCAGAACGCAGCCGCAGAAGAAGCATTTCAGTTCATTGGCACTGACGAACTGAAGCTTGAGCTATTCAAAATTCACTTCCAGTCAGGCGGCGCTAATTCAGATATCACGACCCGCACTATCGAAGCGGTGCGTAAATCGAAGGAAGCGTTAGACCTGTTCACCACCGGAGCATAAACATGGCAACTCAAGGTTTCGACAACCCATCCAAATTCCGCGATGAATGGGATAAGCAAGCAGAAGGGAAATAATCAATATGGCAGCACCAAAGGGCAACCGATTTTGGGAGGCCCGCAGTAGTCATGGGCGAAATCCTAAATTCGAATCGCCTGAGGCGCTGTGGGCTGCTTGTTGTGAATACTTCGAGTGGGCTGATGATAACCCACTATGGGAGGGTAAGGTATTTTCATATCAGGGAGAAATAATTAAGGCTAATGTCCCTAAGATGCGAGCCATGACTATTTCAGGATTGTGTACCTTCCTTGATATCACCAGGCAAACATGGGGAACCTTCCGGTCAATGGAAGGTTTTTCTGACGTCACATCACGAGCGGAAGACATCATCTACGACCAGAAATTCTCTGGCGCAGCCGCTGACCTTCTCAACGCTAACATCATCGCCCGTGATTTGGGCCTCAAAGAGCAGTCGCAAGTTGAAGACGTGACACCTGATAAGGGAGATCGCGATAAGCGACGCTCTCGTATCAAGGAGCTATTCAACCGTGGAACTGGACGCGATTCTTGATAACCTGAGCGACGAAGAGCAAATCGAATTGCTCGAGCTACTCGAAGAAGAAGAGAACTACCGGAACACACACCTGCTATATGAATTTACGCCATACAGCAAACAGCGTGAGTTCATCGACGCCGGGCATGACTATCCAGAGCGATGTTTTATGGCTGGTAACCAGCTTGGTAAGTCATTTACTGGTGCTGCTGAAGTCGCGTTTCACCTTACCGGGCGTTATCCGGGCACAAAAGGCTATCCAGCTGATGGTAAATATGGCGGTGAGTGGAAAGGTAAGCGTTTCTATGAGCCTGTTGTCTTCTGGATTGGTGGCGAGACAAACGAGACTGTAACCAAAACGACTCAACGCATCCTGTGCGGTCGTATCGAAGAGAATGATGAGCCTGGCTACGGTTCCATACCGAAAGAAGACATCATTAGCTGGAAGAAGTCTCCTTTCTTTCCGAACCTTGTTGATCATCTTCTGGTTAAGCATCATACAGCTGATGGCGTTGAAGATGGCATTTCAATCTGCTACTTCAAACCATACTCGCAAGGCCGTGCTCGCTGGCAGGGTGACACAATCCACGGCGTGTGGTTTGACGAAGAGCCACCATACAGCATTTATGGCGAAGGCCTTACCCGTACCAACAAATACGGGCAATTCTCAATTCTGACGTTTACCCCGCTGATGGGGATGTCTGACGTTGTTACCAAGTTCCTGAAGAATCCCAGCAAGTCGCAGAAAGTGGTCAACATGACCATCTATGACGCTGAGCACTACACCGACGAGCAGAAAGAGCAAATCATCGCATCCTATCCTGAGCATGAGAGAGAGGCGCGTGCTCGCGGTATTCCTACGATGGGTAGCGGTCGAATCTTCCAGATACCGGAAGAGACGATTAAGTGTCAGCCGTTCGAGTGTCCTGATCACTTCTACGTCATCAATGCAATGGACTTCGGATGGGATCACCCACAGGCACACATCCAGCTTTGGTGGGATAAAGACGAGGACGTGATTTATCTTTCTCGCGTCTGGAAGGCCAAACAGAAGAAGGCGACAGAGGCATGGAGTGCTGTTAAAGCATGGAGCAAAAACACCCCTACGGCTTGGCCTCATGACGGGCATCAGCACGAAAAGGGAGGCGGCGCTCAGCTCAAGGAACAATACGCCGACGCTGGGTTCGACATGTTGCCAGATCATGCAACATGGCCTGATGGAGGTAATGCGGTCGAACCCGGGATAGCAGAGATACGCGACATGATGCTCGACGGTCGTTTCAAGGTATTTAACACCTGCGAGCCATTCTTTGAAGAGTTTCGCCTGTATCACCGCGATGAGAACGGGAAGATCGTCAAGCTAAATGACGACATCCTTTCTGCTGTTCGCTATGGCTACATGATGAGGCGTTTTGCAATACAGATGCGAGACATCAAAGATCCTAAAGAGATTGATTACTCAAGCTACAACATACCTTGCGGAGTTGGATGATGGCTGATGATAGAAAGATGACTGACTGGCATCGCAAGGTGCTGTGCAACTTTGATAATGCCTGGTCAGCAACGCAGGATATGCGTGAGCAGATTATTGAGGCTCAACGTTTCGTCCGGGTATCCGGCGCACAGTGGGAAGGCAGCACAAGCGCTGGTTACTCATTTGATGAAGGCAGGTTTGAGCATTATCCGCGCTTTGAACTGAATAAGATTGCCCGTGAATGTGATCGCATCATTGGCGAGTATCGACAGAATCGCATCAGCGTTAAATTCAGGCCGAAGGACGATAAGGCATCGGAAGCGTTAGCCGAAAAGATGAACGGCAAATTCCGCGCTGACTATCAGGAAACATCCGGTGGTGAAGCGTGTGATAACGCATTTGATGATGCCGTAACGGGCGGATTCGGTTGTTTCCGCATGTGTGCCGATTACGAAGATGAAATGGACCCGAGTAACGAGCAGCGACGCATCAGCCTTCTTCCTGTTTACGACCCAGCGACATGCGTCTTCTTCGATCAGGACAGCAAGCAATATGACCGCTCTGATGCTATGTGGGCTATGGAAATGTTCTCCATGACGCCCAAAGCGTTCGAGGCTGAATACCCTGATTCCATCGCGGCAAGCCTTTCTCGTGATGACACTGGCACTCAATATGACTGGTCAACGCCAGATGCCATCTATGTTGGGCGCTACTACGAAGTTCGCATAGAGAAGGTGAAGCTCACGGCATGGCGCAACCCTGTTAGCGGAGAAACGGCAATCTATGATGAAGATCAAATCAAAGATATTGTCGATGAGCTAACCGATGGTGCATTCGAACTGATCGGTGAGCGGACGGTGAAGAAACGCAGAGTTTATTGCGGTCTTCTGTCTGGCGCTGAATGGCTGGAAGAACCTAAGCGTATTCCGGGCGAACATATTCCTCTCATCCCGGTATATGGGCGTCGTTCATTTGTTGATAATCAGGAGCGAATCGAAGGCCACGCAGCAAAAGCGATGGATGCACAGCGTCTTGAGAACCTGATGGTTTCCATGATTGCAGATAACGCTACTCAGGCTGGCGGTGATGGCATTCCTATCGTGGATGTTGATTTCATTCCCGGTCCATTAATGAATCACTGGGCAGAGAGGAATAAGAAAAGACCTGCAGTTCTTCCCATGACCAGCAAGAAGGACAAAAACGGAACGGTCATTTCAGAGGCTCAGGTTGCTGGCTGGACACCTCCGACACAAATGCCTCCTGCTCTTGCCGGGCTATTGCAGTACACCGGAACGGCTATTCAGCAAATTACAGGTGCGTCGCAGCTTGAGAACATGCCGAGCAACATCGCCACCGATACCGTTGATAGCATTTTTAACCGGATGGATACGCAGTCCTATATCTACATGGACAACATGGCTAAATCCATGCGCCGCGCTGGCGTCGTGTGGCTTTCTATGGCGCGTGAGGTCTATGGCAGTGATACGCCGATGCGTATCGTTAATGAGGACGGCAGCGATGACGTGGCGCTGATGACAGGTGAAGTGGTTGACCGTCAGACAGGGAAGGTTATCGCGCTTAACGACCTTTCGCAGGGTAACTATGAAGTGACTGTCGATGTTGGTCAGTCGTTCGCTACTCGCCGTGATGCAACGGTTAAGTCGTTACTTTCCATGCTGGCACTTATCCCACCAGGAACGCCGAAGCACGACCTTGTATCGTCTATGATTCTCGACAATATGGACGGCGAAGGGATGAACGACCTGAAAGAATACAACCGCAATCAGTTGCTTCTGTCTGGCGTTATCAAGCCGAGAACGCCTGAAGAACAGCAGATGGTTGAACAGGCGAAACAACAACAGGCCAGTCAGCCAGATCCGGCTATGGTTGCAGCGCAAGGTCAGCTTCTTGCTGGTCAGGCTGAATTGCAGAAAGCGCAGAACGAGCAGGCAGCCATTCAGGTTAAAGCATTCCAGGCACAGACGGATGCTCAGGTTGCAGCGGCAAATGTTGTGAAAATACTCGCATCTGCCGATAGTCAGCAGAAATCTGATATCCGCGAGGCTCTGAAACTGCTCGGACAGTTCCAGCAACAGCAAGGAGATAATGCCCGTGCTGATGCAGAGCTTGTCCTGAAAAGTCAGGCACAGGGCCATGCGCAGCGCATGGACATCAGCAGCATCCTGCAAAAATCAACTCAGCAACAACCACAGCAGTAATTAACCCATAACGTGCAATGGCTGTCTTTATGAGGCCTGGCACCCTATTGCCTTCCGATGGGCTGAACATCGAGTAAACAGGGGTAACAAATGGACCAGATGGCAGAAAACACACCAGAAGTTGAAATCGAAACCGACGCGTCAGAGCAGATTCCTGATGATGTCGAACTGGCTGAAGAAGTAGAAACAGAAGATGGCAGTGAGTCCTCCGGCAATGATGCAGAGGAAGCTACTGAAACTGATGACGACGAATCAGAACAGGAATTCTACTTTGGTGACGAAAAGCTGGATTCGCCAACCAGCGAAGATGGCGCAGAGCATGGACTGGTAAAACACCTGCGCAAGACGATTAAAGAGAAAGACCGCGAGCTGAAAGAGCTGATGCGTCAGTCTCAGAAACCCGTCGAGCAGCAGCCGGTAATCACTCAACCACCGCGAATGCCAAAACTGGACGATGAGGACATCGGTTTCGATGAAGAAATCTACCAGCAACGCATGGCTAAGTGGGCAGAGGATAACGGCAAGTACCAGCAACAGGAGATGGCTCGCAAGCAGAAGGAGCAGGAGCTTCAGGCTGCCTATCAAGAGCGATTATCCAAATATCAGCAACGTGTTAAGGCTCTCAAGGTTCCTGGCTATCAGGAAGCAGAACAGGCCGTACTCGAGGAAATCCCCATCGAGACACAAAACGCGATCCTGTTTGAGTCAGAGAAGCCGGAAATCGTTGTTCTGGCGCTCGGTCGCAACGCTGAACTGCGCAAGCAACTGGCAGAAGCTACCAACCCCGTAGCAATTGGTCGTCTGCTGGAACGTATCGAATCGAAGGCCAGAATCATGCCAAAAGCAAAAACCACGGCAGCCACAACCCCGACAGTTAAGGGGAGCAACGGCGCAGTAATCAATAACCTCGACAAACTGAAAGCCAAGGCGCTGGAAACTGGTGACTGGACGCCGTATTTCGCCGCTAAAAAGGCAAAAAAATAACCTATCGGAGCATTAAGCATGGCTAACCAATTAGCAAAAGACCTTGAAATCATGTTCGAAAACTACGTTGAAGGCTTTGAGGCCGCCTGCGTAGTTTCCCGTAACGCTAAAAAATTCCGTCCCGGTGATACAGCAATGCAGCGAGCAGGTGATGTTCTGTATCGTCCGCAGCATTACCACATGAACATTGAGGAAGGCCTCGACCTCAGCAGCAAAACGCCAACAGCACTGGTTCAGCGCCTTGTTCCTTCTGTGTTCAAGGAGCCGAAAAACATTCTGTACACTCTGGATGCGCGTGAAATGCGTGACCCGGAACATAAAACTGAAGCTGGTCGCGCCGCAGGTATGCGCCTTGCTGCACAGATTGACTCTGACCTGATTTCCATGGTCACGCAGCGTGCTACTAACGTGATCACAATGGCTGACTCAACCACTGGTTCACAGGGCCGTGATTTGTGGAACTGTGCGGCAGGTATTGATGCCACCATGACGGCGATTGGTGTACCTCAGGGTATCAACCGTCGCTCTTTCTGGAACCCCTTCAACTACAAAGACCTTGCTGGCGAGCTTGGTCACCGTGCCTATGCTCAGGGCGCAACCCTGACAGCATACGAAAAAGCGCAGATCCCTCCGGTTGCGTCCTTCGATAGCTACAAGACCGATATTTCTGGTCGTGTTCCGAAGGGTACAGCAACTTCCCTGACGCTGGCGGCTGAACCTGCGCACAAGGTTGAAGCGAAAGATGCCAACGATATGCCAGTGGATAACCGACAGGGGACTATTACGGTATCTGCATCTGGTTTGCAGGTTGGCGATGCGTTCACCATTGCTGACGTGAATTCCGTACACCAGATCACCAAAGACACCACCGGGCAGCCACAGGTATTCCGCGTTCTTGCAGTTAGCGGAACGACAGTAACTATCTCCCCGAAAATTCTGCCGCCTGACAACGCGGATGTCGCCAGCCGTCCATATGCAAACGTTGATGCTAACGCGGCAAATGGTGCAGCAATTACCATTCTCAACAAAAATGCCGCACCGGCTAACCTGTTCTGGGCTGATGGTTCTGTTGAACTGATGTACGGCAAACTGGCGTTCCCGACTGGTCAGGGTCCACAGGTAATGACAGCAACCACCGAGCAGGGCGCTACGCTGATCATGTCTTACGCCTTCGACCACATCAAAGGCGTAACCACTGCTCGTTTCACCACTCTGTATGGTTGCTCTGTACTTGTTCCTGAATATACGGGCATCGTTATTGCCGGGCAGTAATTTTGGTGGGGCTTCGGCCCCATTTTTATTGGGAGAAGACAATGGCACGAACAATGCTCTATAAGCCTGGCAACATGATCACCTGTGGTCAGTTTGCTGTCGATTACATCATTGTTGATGACGAAGAAGTTAAATCTCACCTGAAAAAAGGCTGGGTAAAAACTCCTGAAGAAACCGCAACGAAGCAAAAAGTGGCTAAGGCGGAAGAAGATGGCGAAAACGAAGGGTGATCTCGTTCTTAAGGCTTTACGAAAAGCCGGGCTGTATTCCAATGCCACGTTGACAGATGCCGACCCTCAGGCAATTGAAGATGCCATTAATGACCTCGAAGACATGATGGCAGCATGGCAGGCGAAAGGTATCGAGCTTGGATATCAGTTTGCTGATACAGAAAACGGCATCATGCCGTTACCTGACGATGATTCAGGTATCCCTGCATGGGCAAATGATGGCGTCGCTTTGAAGCTCGCTGTGCAGGTGTGCATGGATAACGTCATTCAGCCGTCGGATGCTCTCCTGACCGCTGCTGACAGTGCATATCAGACAATCTGTATCGCTTTAACAAAAATACCACCACTTGAGCGACGAAATGACATGCCTCGCGGTAGTGGTAACAAAAGCGCGTTTACGTGGAATCGGTTTTACATCGAGAAAGATGATCCGAGTACGTGAGGTGAATAAATGCCGATTCAGCAACTTCCGCTTATGAAAGGTGTCGGCAAAGACTTTCGAAACGCCGACTATATCGACTATCTGCCAGCGAATATGTTGGCTACACCCAAAGAAATCCTGAACAGCAGCGGATATCTTCGCTCATTCCCGGGCATTGCCAAACGCTCTGATGTGAACGGTGTATCGCGCGGCGTCGAGTACAACATGGCGCAGAGTGCTGTTTATCGCGTGTGTGGCGGCAAGCTGTATAAGGGCGAAAGCGAGGTCGGTGATGTTGCCGGAAGTGGTCGCGTATCAATGGCACACGGTAGGACATCACAGGCAGTAGGCGTTAATGGTCAACTGGTCGAGTATCGCTATGATGGCACGGTTAAAACCGTCTCAAACTGGCCTACAGACAGCGGATTCACGCAGTATGAGTTAGGCTCAGTCCGCGACATTACACGCTTACGTGGGCGTTATGCGTGGTCAAAAGACGGAACTGATTCATGGTTTATCACTGACCTTGAAGACGAATCGCATCCTGACCGCTACAGCGCACAATATCGTGCCGAGTCGCAGCCTGACGGTATTGTCGGCATCGGAACATGGCGAGACTTCATCGTCTGCTTTGGTTCATCGACAATTGAATATTTCTCCCTGACTGGCGCAACCACAGTTGGTGCTGCTTTGTATGTCGCACAGCCATCGCTGATGGTGCAGAAAGGCATTGCCGGGACTTACTGCAAAACGCCGTTTGCTGATTCTTATGCGTTCATCAGCAATCCGGCAACAGGTGCGCCGTCTGTATACATCATCGGCTCCGGTCAGGTGTCACCAATCGCCAGCGCGAGCATTGAGAAAATTCTCCGCTCCTACACTGCTGATGAACTGGCTGATGGTGTGATGGAATCGCTGCGATTTGATGCTCATGAGTTGCTGATTATCCACCTTCCTCGCCATGTTCTCGTGTACGACGCATCTTCAAGCGCCAATGGTCCGCAATGGTGTGTGTTGAAAACAGGCCTGTATGACGATGTGTACCGCGCTATCGACTTCATTTACGAAGGCAATCAGATAACGTGCGGCGATAAGCTGGAATCGGTTACCGGCAAATTGCAGTTCGATATCAGCAGTCAGTATGGTCTTCAACAGGAACACCTGCTGTTTACTCCGTTGTTCAAAGCGGATAACGCCAGATGCTTCGATCTGGAGGTGGAATCATCGACTGGTGTTGCGCAGTACGCCGACCGCCTGTTCCTATCTGCAACCACTGATGGCATAAATTACGGGCGTGAACAGATGATTGAGCAGAATGAACCGTTCGTTTACGACAAACGTGTTTTGTGGAAGCGAGTAGGGCGCATCAGGAAAAATGTCGGCTTCAAATTGCGCGTTATCACGAAGTCACCTGTCACTCTGTCTGGCTGCCAGATAAGGATTGAGTAATGGCTGATTCATCACTGAATGATCCTGTCGTGGTTCAGGCTACGCGCCTTGATGCTTCAATTTTGCCACGCAATATATTCAGCCAGTCTTACCTGCTGTATGTCATAAATCAGGGAGCTGATGTCGGTGCAATTGCTGGGAAGGCAAATCAGGCTGGTCAGGGCGCTTACGATGCCCAGGTAAAAAACGATGAACAGGACGTCGAACTGGCAGATCACGATGCAAGAATCACCGCAAACACAAAAGCGATAAATCTACTTGAGGTCAGGTTAACAACTGCCGAAGGGAAGATAGTCGTACTGCGTAGCGATGTTGATTACTTGCTGGATGAGGTTATCGATATTCAGGCGCATCTGGTCACTGTTGACCAAAGACTGGATAACGTAGAAAACGATGTCTCTGGCATTAAGAGTGATTACGTATCGAAAACCGTAACCGAATCGCAGTCTCTTGCGTCACCGCTGGATGTAAAAACATCATATTCAGTTGATGGAATTCAGGTCGTTGGAGCAAGGCAGACCGGATGGACTGCAGCCACAGGTACACCTCTTCTTGGCTCATTCAACGCTAACCAGTCATACACGGTCGGCACTACGTACACACAATCCGAAGTCGCGGCTCTCGCTACAGGTTTGCAGCAGGCTCGGCAGCGTATTCTGGCGCTTGAAACGGCACTTAGATTACATGGGCTGATTGACTGATGATTACATTCAAACCAACGCGAAACATCGACCTGATCGAAGCTGTCGGAAATCACCCTGACATTATCGCCGGGAGCAATAACGGTGATGGATACGACTACAAACCTGATTGCCGTTACTTTGAGGTGAACGTGCACGGGCAGTTCGGCGGCATTGTTTACTATCAGGAGATTCAGCCGCTGACATTCGATTGCCACGCCATGTACCTGCCAGAGGTTCGTGGGTTCAGCAAGGAAATCGGGCTGGCGTTCTGGCGATACATTCTGACTAACACCACCGTTCAGTGCGTCACATCGTTCGCCGCACGCAAATTCCGCCACGGGCAGATTTACTGCGCAATGATTGGCCTTAAGCGTGTCGGAACCATCAAGAAATACTTTAAAGGCGTGGATGACGTGACTTTTTACAGCGCCACACGCGAAGAACTAATCGACTTCCTGAATCACAGGAGATAGCCATGTTATATGCATTTAAGCTAGGCAGAAAACTGCGTGGCGAGGAACCTTATTGCCCTGAAAAAGGCGGGAAAGGTGGTAGCTCTGATAAAAGCGCAAAGTATGCAGCAGAAGCCCAGAAGTATGCCGCAGACCTGCAAAATCAGCAGTGGCAGACGATCATGAAAAACCTTGCTCCGTTCACGCCTCTTGCGGAGCAGTATGTTAACCAGCTTCAGAACCTTTCCAGTTTAGAAGGTCAGGGGCAGGCACTTAATCAGTATTACAACTCTCAGCAGTATAAAGACCTTGCAGGTCAGGCTCGTTACCAGAGTCTTGCTGCTGCGGAGGCGACGGGTGGACTTGGTTCGACAGCCACAAGCAATCAACTGGCTACGATCGCGCCGACACTCGGTCAGTCTTGGTTATCAAATCAGATGAGCAATTACAATAATCTGGCAAACGTTGGGCTTGGTGCGCTGCAAGGTCAGGCAAACGCCGGGCAGACATACGCCAACAACATGAGCAGCATTGCACAGCAAAGCGCAGCTCTTGCCGCTGCTAATGCCAACAAACCATCAAGTCTTCAGACAGCAATTAGTGGCGGAACGTCTGGTGCGATTGCCGGTGCAGGTCTTGCCAGCCTTTTGGGAACATCAACACCTTGGGGCGCTGGCATTGGTGCTGGTATCGGATTGCTTGGCTCGTTGTTTTAAGGGGTAATCATGGCTACTTGGCAAGGATCAAATGGCGGATTGTTAGCTGGTATCGGCGGCGTCAACTCAAACGCTCCGAGCGTAAATGACATCGGCAATACGCTTCAGCTTATCAGGCAGAACAATGATATTGAGCGTTCAGGCGCTAACAATGTTGGGCTGACTGCTTTGCAAGGTCTTTCAGGTATTGCAGGGGTGTTTCAGCAGGAAAAGCAGGCTCAGCGGCAGAAAGAATTTCAGCAGGCGTACGCTAATGCTTATGCGTCTGGTGATCGCGGAGCTTTGCGTCAGTTGGCTACTCAATATCCAGAACAGATTGAATCCGTTCGTAAAGGCATGGGATTCATTGATGAAGATCAGCGTAATTCTATCGGCACCTTAGCGGCTGGCGCACGCCTTGCGTCATCGTCTCCAGAAGCAATGCAATCATGGCTGCAAAACAACGCCAATGAGCTGGCGCGCGTCGGTGTTGACCCTAATAACGTTGCTCAGATGTATCAGCAGAATCCTTCAGGATTTGGTGAGTTTGTTGATCACCTTGGAATGGCCGCGCTTGGTCCGATTGATTACTTCAATGTTCAGGACAAGATGGCTGGTCGTGAGATTGACCGAGGCAGGCTGGCAGAGACAATCCGCAGCAATCAGGCAGGTGAAGCACTAACAGCTCGAGGTCAGGACATCCAGATACGTGGACAGAACATCAGCGCACAGAATGCTGCTCTTTCCCGAGAAATACAAAGAGCAGAATTACAAGAAAAGGCTCTGGACAGACAGATAGCCAGAGAAAGCAATCAGTTAAAGCTTGAAGAGCTAAAACAGAAACAGGCAGATGTTCGGCAAAAGGCTGACATAGCCCGCGCTGACAGGCAGGCCGCCGCTCAGGGTGCAGTTGATACGTTCAGCACCGCGCTTGATTCTCTCAACGAGATAGAGCAAAGCCCCGGCCTTTCAAAAGCAGTAGGAATTCGCTCAGCGTTTCCGACAGTTCCTGGCTCTGATGCGGCTAACTTTGAAGCAAGGCTCGACACCTTTAAAGCTCAAACATTCCTTCCTATGGTGCAGTCCCTGAAGGGTATGGGTGCTCTTTCAGATGCTGAGGGTAAAAAATTATCCGATGCGGTTGGTGCCCTAAGCCCCAAAATGAGTGAAAAGGCTTTTCGTGACTCTATCGGAAAGATTAGAAATCAGCTTGAAAGCAAGTTGAGCACTGTTAAAAAACAGTTTGATTATCAGGAGCCAGTACAGAATACGCCAGCGCAACAACCTACTACTGGCAGTAATTTTTCTTCACTATGGGGTGATTAATGGCTAAAGCATGGAAAGATGTTATCGCCTCTCCACAGTATCAGGCGTTAGCACCAGAACAAAAAGCGCAGGCTCAGGAGCAATACTTCAATGAAGTCGTGGCCCCGCAAGCCGGAGAAAATGCAGAGCAGGCTAAGCAAGCTTTCTATGCAGCCTATCCATTGCCATCTGTGCAGCCAGTGGAGACACAGCAACCAGTAGCACAGCAACAACCACAGCAAAGTGGATTTATGCCTGATCTTGGTGAAGCAGTGAAAGAGACTGGTCGCGGACTGGTGCAGGCTGGCGTGAACGTGGCAAACATACCTGCATCAGTTGCCGATGCTGTAACAAGCGCGGCGGCTTGGGCTGGCGGTAAACTCGGCATTGGCGATGGTACATATCAACCAGCACCACGAGTAACAACGCAGGGATTAGAGCAGGACTTTGGCCTTCAGCAAGGCGCGCTGACGCCACAAACGACAGAGGGAAGGGTATTTGCTGAAGCATTGCCTTACCTCACTCCTGCTGGCGTTGAGAGGGCGGCAACACAGGCACCAACACTTGCTGGTCGAATTGCTCATGGGGCAACACGACTTCTCGCAGAAAACGCAGTTGGATCACTTGCTGCAAATAGTGCGAAAGATGATGCGGAAGCACTCGCCACCGATTTAGGCGTTGGTGTGTTGGCTGGCGGTGCTATTAACGCTGCCGGACGTGGATTAGGTGCTGCTTATCGTGGCGTTCGTGGTGCTATTGCGCCAGAAGCGCAGCAGGCTATCAGATTTGCAGAGCGTGAAGGAGTTCCTCTGCACACCACAGACCTGTTACAGCCTACTTCCCGCGTCGGGAAAATGGCGCAGACTACAGCAGAAAATATCCCCCTGGCTGGCACAAGCGGAATGAGAGCAACGCAACAGGAAGCGAGAAGTCAGTTGGTGCAGAGATTTGCTGATAAATTCGGTGAGTATGATCCATCTGTTGTTATTGACAGCCTTAAAGCGAAAACATCAGGAATTCGTCGTGCCGCCGGTAATCGACTGGAGCAGGTTCAGAATGCTATGGCTGGAGTAAACATTCAGCCTGCGCGAGCAATTCAGCAGATTGATACAGAAATATCTAATCTGCAGAAGCTTGGTAAGGTAGCTGATAACGAGACAATTTCAAAACTTCAGTCATATCGTGATGAGCTTGTTCGCAATGCTGGCCCTGATGGTCCGGTTAATCTGGATTTGAAGCAATTAAGCGATCTGCGCAGCCAGTTCAGAATGGACGTGAAGGGGGAGCGACCAGTGTTACCAAACCGTTCCGATGCCGCCATTCAACGTGTTTACAAGGCGATGACCGACGATATCAATGGTGCCATTGGTCAGAATCTTGGCAACGATACTCTCCGTAAATATCAGCAGGCCAATGCCGTCTACGCTGACGAAGCGGCGAAACTAAAGAATACCAGGCTGAAGAATGTTCTCATGAAAGGAGACCTGACGCCGGAAGTTGTCAACAACATGCTATTCAGCAAGAACAAATCGGAAATTAAGACGCTGTATAACTCAGTTGGTCGTGTTGGCAGGGCGCAAATGCGCAATGGCATCATTGGAAAGGCGATGGAGAAATCTGGCGGATCCCCTGACCAGTTCCTTCGGCAGCTTAACATCCTGCAAAACCAGACTGGCATCACATTTAAGGGGCAGGACGCTGCTTATCTGAAAGGATTAAAAAACTACCTGCAATCCACGCAGCAGGCTGCAAAAGCGGCAGTAACAACACCAACAGGCCAGCAAACCATCCCGTTCATTATCGGGTATGGGACGGCAATGAACCCTGCAACAACTGGCGCAGCAGTAAGCTACGGACTTCTTACTCGCGCCTATGAGAGCGAGCCATTCAGAAATGCAATGCTCCGAATGGCAAACACCCCACGCGGATCAACAGTGTTCGAGAAAGCCATGCAGCAGGCGCAAAAGGCCATTAACGCTATGACGCAGGGGGCTAAGTCTGATGCGTTGTCATGGTAATGTAGATGTAAATTACAGTTAAAAATTAAATTGCTATGGAGTTGATTGCGCTTTTTGCTTACATTAATGCAAATTTTCTGCATTAATGTGTGTTTAATATGAATAGAAGATCATTTTTCAAATCAATAGCGTCATTTGTAGCATTAACTCCATTATCTTCTTTATCAAACAAGTCTAATAGGATTGCACACATGACTAATATAACACCAAATGTGGTTATAGGAATGCCTTCGCAACTCTTCACTATGGCTCGTTCTTTTAAAGCCGTAGCTAATGGTAAAATTTATATCGGTAAAATTGACACTGACCCGGTAAATCATGAAAACCAGATTCAGGTTTATGTGGAAAATGAAGACGGTTCTCACGTTCCTGTTTCGCAACCAATCATCATTAACGCTTCTGGATATCCGGTATATAACGGACAGATTGCCAAGTTTGTAACCGTGCAAGGCCACTCTATGGCTGTTTATGATGCGTATGGTGCGCAGCAGTTCTATTTTCCGAATGTTCTGAAGTATGACCCGGATCAACTATCAAAGTCTCTCGCAGGTCCTGATGGGACTGAAAATATTGGATATGAAGATGGAACGTTAAAAGATAAAATTACTAGTATAGATGATGAATTTATTAATGTGCGAAAATCTATAGATGTTAACTTTGTGACATCAATCATCCCCCCAACATCACCTACAATAACAACACACATAAAAGCAATAGTCAAAGATGAAAATTCTAATGACTTTTATATTATAAGTAAAAGATGTCATGGGAAAGGAAAATATATTTCTCATAGAGTAACAAATGAGGTTTCACCATCAGACTCGAATAACTATGGCGGGGCATCACCTTTTAGGCCTGGAAGTGTATATATGGTAAGTGATGCAGTTATCGCAAAATTATCACCACATACAAAAAGTGACACTGGCGTCTCCCTATCTTCATTTACTGAATCTCAAATAAGTACATTGTATGGCTTTTCTAAAACAGATGACGCTATACACGCGGAAACAGAACAAGGTGATTTCACCCTTAACACACCTCAAGTTTATTCAATTTCCACAAACGCTTATGTAACATATATGTTAACAAATAGCATAGCGCATGTCAGACTTGCATGCTCTAATGCATCAAGTAAGTCAGTAACAATATCAATAAGCAGAAACAACACTGACTGGACAACGCAAAAGATCGTTGACACAAAAATATTACCAGGTGGTCAGCCACCACTTCCTATTGATATTGAAATAAATGGACTTGGAGGAACTTGGTATCTTAAAGTTGAAAATACAGATACGACAACGCTTCAACCTGCAAATCTCGTTGGGCTAAACGTTTTTAGCCTTGGATGTTGTGAATTACTAGATTATGACAATTTTATAGCAACAATAACTCCTTTTGTGAATGGGGGGCCTTCATATTACTTCGGTGGGAATGGAGCAACAGAGTTTGCTGCAAAAGAATTATCAACTGGAAAGTTCTTCGGTACATACCATGGTGGTCATAGTGATTTTCTTCAAAGGTTGAGGACAGAAAATGCATCCTTTAACCTTGATTCTGGTTATGCTCCTAAATTGCTCTTATCAAGGCATGTAACACTACATACAGCATCAACGCTTACAGTTTCGTCATCTACATATAGCTATGTTGCTGAAACTATATTTGGCGATGGAGCAAACGTGACAAATTATGCAATAAATAAAACATCTGGTGATGATATTATTTGCGAGCGCGTGTATACACATATGGCTACGAGCGCAAGGAATTTTAACTGGATTCACCTTCCTATTTTAACAAAAAAAGAAGATGATGGTGATGTTGTTGTTGGCCAATGCGGATTCATGCAGCAGTTTAGAGATATTGATGCGTCAACAATTAATTGTTATTTTTCGCAAGTAAATATGTCAGATAACGGATATGGTGGTGGATATATTTCATTTCAACAAAGCTATAACAAGCAATATTATGGTCCTATATTTTCTTCAGTTAACGGTGCGCGTCTTCCCGAAGGCATGTTTACAACAGGAAAAGAGTTTTTTTAATTTTTAAGGCAAAGCCCTTACAGATAATGTAAGGGCTAAATTAATGCATTATTTTTATTTAGAATAACCATCACTCCACCTTTTCATCAAGCCAGTCCGCCCACCACTGCATCATTTCTCTGCGCTTAATGTAGCGGATGCCTCACTATCACATAGTGATGGTTCATTACTGCTTTGTAGAATTGATAGAGAACTGAGGATAAAAAGATATCCCAAAACCCCAAAATCTCATCTTTAGGATTTGCAGAAAGGGAGGCGTGAACAGATACCTGCGCATGAAGACGGAACTAGTCCAGATGTGATATTTGTGGTGATCACATACATCATTAACGATGCTCGTTATGGTGAGTTTGATGACTACCCGCTGAAGTGAAAATTGTGTTGTGTACCAAATTGCGTACCAAACTAAAATCACAAATCATGAAACCCTTGTTCATGGCGGTTCTCAGGGGTGTTGCGCGTAATCGTGAAACAAAAAGGTAGATTGTTGCTTACCGTCATTCATCATTAGGTTAAATCCGTTATTTCTGCTGTCTGCCAGAGTATCAAATATCACCGTGCTAATCAGCTTTAGCGCCACAATTTGGCAGCGAGTGGCAACAGATCATGTCAGATAAAAATGAGAGGGTAGTCACATTTTCTTGCACTTTATTCCAGCCAGTTCATAAGTATTTCCGTAAAAAGAACAGCTATTTGAAACTCCTGAGGGTTTGCTGTTGAAACGCCGTCTTATTATTGCTGCTTCTTTGTTCGTTTTTAACTTATCGTCTGGTTTTGCGGCGGAAAACATTCCTTTTTCACCTCAGCCTCCAGAGATTCATGCCGGGTCCTGGGTACTGATGGATTACACCACCGGTCAGATCCTCACCGCGGGTAATGAGCATCAACAGCGCAATCCCGCCAGCCTGACAAAGCTGATGACGGGTTATGTCGTGGATCGCGCTATCGATAGTCATCGCATTACGCCAGACGATATTGTCACCGTGGGGCGCGATGCGTGGGCGAAAGATAATCCGGTGTTTGTCGGTTCTTCACTGATGTTTTTGAAAGAGGGCGATCGCGTATCGGTACGTGATTTAAGCCGTGGTTTAATTGTGGATTCCGGAAATGACGCTTGTGTTGCTCTGGCTGACTATATTGCCGGTGGGCAACGGCAGTTTGTTGAAATGATGAACAACTATGCCGAGAAGCTGCATCTCAAGGATACGCATTTTGAAACAGTGCATGGTCTGGATGCACCTGGCCAGCATAGCTCGGCTTATGATTTAGCTGTGCTTTCTCGCGCTATCATCCACGGCGAGCCCGAGTTTTATCATATGTACAGTGAGAAAAGTCTCACCTGGAACGGTATCACCCAGCAAAACCGTAACGGGTTGTTGTGGGATAAAACCATGAATGTTGACGGCCTGAAAACGGGTCATACTTCTGGTGCCGGTTTTAACCTCATTGCTTCGGCTGTAGATGGGCAGCGTCGTCTCATTGCAGTGGTAATGGGGGCTGACAGTGCAAAAGGTCGTGAGGAAGAGGCAAGAAAATTACTGCGTTGGGGGCAACAAAACTTTACTACGGTGCAAATTTTGCACCGTGGGAAAAAGGTCGGTACGGAACGCATCTGGTATGGCGATAAAGAAAATATCGCCCTGGGAACAGAACAAGAGTTCTGGATGGTACTACCGAAAGCCGAAATTCCACATATCAAAGCCAAATATACCCTTGATGGTAAAGAACTCACCGCGCCAATTAGCGCCCATCAGCGGGTAGGGGAAATTGAACTTTACGACCGTGATAAACAGGTGGCGCACTGGCCGCTGGTTACCCTGGAATCTGTTGGGGAAGGCAGCATGTTTTCTCGCCTGAGTGATTATTTCCACCATAAGGCCTGA